GCAAAGTATCAGTACTTGCCGGTGAGTCTGGTGCAGGTAAATCATATATTGCATCAGGCAACATTATTAAGAATGCACAAGATCAAGGCATATTTGTAATATTAATTGATTCAGAAAATGCATTAGATGAACAATGGTTACAAGCATTGAAAGTAGATACATCAGAGGATAAACTTTTAAAATTAAGTTTATCGATGATAGATGATGTAGCAAAAACTGTATCAGAGTTCATGAAAGGTTATAAAGAACAACACGCAGATAGTAAAGAAGAGGCACCTAAAGTATTGTTTGTAATAGACAGTTTAGGTATGTTGCTTACACCAACAGATGTTGATCAGTTTGAAAAAGGTGAAATGAAAGGTGACTTAGGTAGAAAGCCAAAGGCCCTTACTGCACTTGTAAGAAACTGTGTGAATATGTTTGGTAGTTGGAATGTAGGACTTGTAGCAACAAATCATACGTATGCATCTCAAGATATGTTTGATCCAGATGACAAAATATCAGGCGGACAAGGATTCATTTATGCAAGTTCGATTGTAATTGCAATGAAAAAACTTAAACTTAAAGAAGACGAAAAAGGTAACAAGATATCAGATGTTAGAGGTATAAGAGCCGCTTGTAAAGTAATGAAAACAAGATATGCAAAACCATTTGAAAGTGTCCAAGTTAAAATACCTTACGATACTGGTATGGATCCATACAGCGGACTAGTGGATTTATTCGAAAAGAAAGGCATACTAACACAGCAAGGAAACAGATTAAAATACGTTGATTCAAAAGGAAAGGAGCATTTAGACTTTAGAAAAGCATGGACTGGAGATAAATTGGATATGTTAATGTCTGATTTTGATAAATTATCTACAGCAACTGAACAAACAGTTGAGCAAAATAAGGAAGACTAAATGGCTGAAATGACACACGAAGATATCGAACGTATATGGAATTCGTTTTCACATTACATACCAGAAAGAAATAAGTTAGACGGAGCAGTAGATTTTATTAGCACCTTAAGAGATATAGGTGTTGAGGACAAAGAATTAAAAGCATCTTCTGATTACGATCCTAAATTAGAAGAAGCAGTTGGTAATGTATTTGAAGACGACGAAGATGATTTATATGACGATGACGAATTGGTATACTAAAGTAAGTAAAGACATATCACTCATTCCAGAGTGTATCAAACATTTCGAAACAGAATATCAACAAGCACGAAAAGAATGTTCTATTTGGGGTAATTTAGAAAAAGCATCGGCATCAATGCCTGGTGTTGTTGAACAAAGATTCAACCAATTACAAGAAATTGAAGCAATATTAGAATACCTAAATATTGAAAAAAGAAGATTAAGATCTAAAACTTTTAAGAAGTTTTTAGAAAATTATAACAGGGCACTGACTTCGCGTGATGCTGACAAATATGTCGATGGCGAAGCAGACGTAGTAGATTTAGAAAAAATTATTAATGAATTCGCATTATTAAGAAACCAATGGCTAGGCATCACCAAAGGGTTAGATCAAAAACAATGGCAAATCACAAACATTGTTAAACTCAGAGTAGCGGGGATGGAAGATGCCACAATCAAATAGAATAATACTAACAGACGTAGACGGCGTACTGTTGGAATGGGAACATCATTTTATAAAATGGATGGTAAACAGATCTTATTTTGAAAATGAAGTTGGGGAAGGATATACAGGAAAAAGAATATATCCATACAAATTATTAGACGGTAAAGAAAACACTTATGAAATGGCAGAACGTTTTGGATTAACCAAAACTGAAGTAAGAAAAGAAATAAGAGAATTTAATAAAAGTGCTTGGATGGGTAATCAACCTCCAATGCATGATTCACAAACATGGGTAAAATTACTTGCCGCTGAAGGTTGGACATTTATACCTATTACGTCTCAAACATCAGATATACCAGCACAACTATTGCGTAAGAAAAGATTAGGAGAATTGTTTGGTGATCATATTTTTACAAATTATCATATACTCGATACAGGTTCAGACAAAGATCATGCGTTAGCAGAGTTTCACAACACTGGACTATATTGGGTAGAGGACAAACCTAAAAACGCACTAGCAGGTCTCAAATACGGTTTAAAGCCTATATTAATCAACCACCCATATAATCAAGATTTTAATCACCCTGATATTATCCGTGTAAATAATTGGAAAGATATACACGGAATAATAGCAAGATGAAAATTTACGTAGGTCACGATAGTCGAGAAGACATAGCATATCAAGTATGTGAACACTCAATAAAAAGACGAGATCCGTCTGCAGAAGTTATTCCCCTTAAACAAAAACAAATGAGAGATCAAGGTTTATATACTCGTCCTGTAGATAAACTCGCATCAACTGAATTCACATTCACGAGATTTTTTGTACCTTACCTAAACGATTTTAAAGGGTGGGCAGTGTTTTGTGATTGTGATTTTCTTTGGAAGATACCATCACATGAACTTGTGAAATACTGTGATAACTCTAAAGCAGTAGTAGTTGTGCAACACGATTACACACCAAAAGAAACTACAAAAATGGACGGACAAGTACAAACTGTTTACCCAAGAAAAAATTGGTCTAGCATGGTACTTTGGAACTGCGAACATCCAAAAAATAAAATGTTAACACCAGAATTACTAAACGAACAATCACCTAAATTCTTACATAGATTTAGTTGGTTGGACGACAACGAAATAGGATCTTTACCATTAGAGTACAATTGGTTAGTTGGTTGGTACAAAGAACCAAAGGATGGTACTCCTAAAATATTGCACTACACAGAAGGCGGACCGTGGTTTGACGGATATCGTGATTGTGAATATGGCGATGATTGGAAAAAAGAATTAATAAATCTTTTTAGTTCATAATGAATACATACTCAGTAATACAAAAATTTGATCCAGTAACTGATTATTTTAAGGATCCCTATCCTCATATTATAATTAAAGATTGCTTACCACAACAAACTTATGAATTGTTATATGAGAATTTTCCAGTACAAACTATCAAAGATAAGTTTCCATTAATGGAAGGACACACACGAAGAGGTAATGCGAATGAGTTCTTGGGAGAAAATAAAATTGAAATAAAACAACCATGGTTTGATTTTTTAACATATCATACTTCGCATGAATTTTATAAAAGCATTCTAAAGATATTCGAAGATGATATTAAAGATGAAAAATATTACAATAACATTGTAAACGAAATTCCAGGAGTAAGACATAGTCCAGGCCACAGAAATGTTGTTACTGATTGTCAGTTTGTTGTGCATGATCCTGTAACTGTTTCAACAAGAACTTCTCATATAGACAATCCTGTTGAAATGTATGCTGGTTTGTTGTATATGAGACAACGTGGCGATAAAGCAAAAGGTGGAGATTTTGTAATATACGACTCAACACCAGTAAAAGATGTAGTTGCAAAAACAGGAAGACAGATTCCTAAAAGTCATGAAATAAAAGAAAACAAAGTTATCAAATATAAAGAAAATACTTTTGTAATGTTTTGGAATTCAAACAAAGCAGTACACGGTGTTACTCCAAGGATAGAACCAGGACACGATAGGTTGAGTATTAATATAATCGCAGAAGTAATGAAAAGAAATAGTTTGTTTAATTTAAATCAAATCGTTGAGTAAACTCCACGCAGTTCCGTTTCGCATTTCTTCCATATTAAAATTATTATAGGCAAGTGAACTAAACAAAGACATTCTGTCTCCGTATGTTGGAGTTTCAATTTTAGTAAAATCAGTTTCAGCGATTGGTGTTGCTCCACAATTATTTGGATCACAAAACACAGGTACACCGTTAGTAAAACTTTCAATCATAGTATTGCTATTGTAAGTTACACAGGCAAAATATTGTGACCAATCAATTGGACCTGAAGTTTTATTTGTAGGTAAATCTACTTTAATTGTAGCGCCTACGTGATCTTTAGCAACGCCAGGATTGTATGGTTTATCTCTAATAACCAACTCTCTATCCGTATTTTCACGCAATATTTTAAGGGTATTTTCTAGCCAGTCCGTTACACTAAAGAAGTCTGAAATCGCGTTTGTAGGGGGTAGTATGAGGATCTTAGACCCCTTTTTACTCCATGGTTTAATGTCTTGTTTAAAGTATTTCTCGTAACGATCACTCGGTCTATTAAACAGTTTTGTTTGACAATGTCCATTTTTGGTTATACGTAACCAATAAGGATAATCATGAGCATATGAAAAATAACCATGATCCATAAAATAAAAATCTCTTTTTTCTTTTTCGCACCA